ACCTAATACTCTTTTTGGTAGGTACTTATACCCAACAGCCAAAGATATCATGGAAAAGCAACAAGATATTTTTTGGACTGCAAAAGAAATTAATATTTCTAAAGATATCAATGATTATAGACAATCTATGTCTAAAGAACAATACGAATTAGTAACTTTTACATTACAGCTATTTGTAGAGATCGAACAAAAAGTCGGTGAAGTATGGGAAACAATAGCAAAATGGTTTCCACATTCTGAGATTGAAGGTGCTTGCTCACAAATGGCTGCTATGGAGAAATCAGTTCATGCATTTTTTTACCAAAAAATGTCAGATGAATTAAATATAGATCCAGAAGTAACAGCACATAACCAACAAGTAGTTAGTGTATTAAAAAATAAACTTGAATTTTTAACTAATATCACTAAAAATTTAGATGAAAATAAATCTTTATCACTTGCTACAGTAGCATTAATCGAACAGGTATTACTATTTAGTAATTTCGCTATGTTAAAGTCTTTTCAAGCTAATGGGCATAACTTAATTACAAATACTATTACTGGTGTTGATTTTGTTATCCAAGATGAACAACTGCATGGAGTACTAGCTACTTACCTACATAACACATATATTGAAGAAGCAGGAGTTAATTTCCATTGGATTGAGCATATAAGTAATGTACAAAAACTAGTTGAAGAAGTTATTGCTCATGAAGATGCAGTAATTAACTATTTATTTGAAGATACTGATTCTATTAATGATATTACTGCAGATCAACTTAAAGCATTTATTCGTTCTCGTGCAAATAAAGTACTTACAGATCTTAATATTAGTCCTTACTATACTATAGAAAGTAACCCTATTGCTGATTGGTTCTATAAAGGAGCATCATCTATTAAAATACATGATTTTTTCGTATCAGGAACAAATTCTTATCGAAGAGGTTGGTCATTAGATCGTCTTAGTCGATTACCAAATCTAGAGGAGTCTTTTAATGAGTAGTACTACTAAGTATGAAAAACTGTCACATAGACGTAAAATGTTACAAGCTGAAGGCCTTGCACCTGAATGGATGTCTACCGCCAGTTATCAATTACTAGAAGGTAAACAATATCTAAATACAGCTGAAACTCCTCAAGATATGTATAGACGTATAGCTTCTAGAGCCGCTTCTCTAACTGCGGTAGAAATACCTAAAAAATATGGATATAGTGATTGGGAAGAGGCATTTTTTGATGTAATGTGGAAAGGTTGGTTATCTCCTTCAACTCCTGTATTAACTAATATGGGTAACGATAGAGGTCATCCTATTGCTTGCTCAGGTTCGCATGTAGGAGATTCTATTAGGTCTTTCTATGAGACTAGATTAGAGTTAGCACAACTAACACAACGTGGTTATGGTACATCTACAGTACTAGACCCTATTAGACATAGGGGTTCTCCTATATCTAAAGGTGGAACAGCAAATGGTATTATGCAGTTTGCTTCTGGTGTTGTACAAGATATGCATGATGTATCTCAAGGCAGCAGCCGTAGAGGTTCATGTGGTATGTATATGAATCCATTACATGAAGATTTTGATGAACTTACTGATCAACTAATTGCTGATGACGATGGTTGGAATATTGGTTGGAATATTACCGATGAGTTTGAAGAACTATTTGAAAAAGATCCAGCTAGAGCAGATATGATCTGGAAAAAGATGTTAAGAACCAAACTAATTAAAGGTAAAGGTTATTTCTTTTTTATCGATAAAGTTAATCGCGCTAATCCTAAAATGTATAAAGATAAAGGTTTTAGAGTTAGAGGGTCTAATCTATGTAATGAAATTACACTAATGTCAGATGAAGAGCATTCATTTACATGTGTATTATCATCTTTGAATATTTCTAAGTATAATGAGTGGAAAGATACTCTTTTACCTCAAATTGCAATGGTATTTCTAGATGCTGTTATTGAAGATATGCTGATTAAAGCTAGACAAGAAGAAGGTTTTGATCGTGTTATTGCATTTACAGAAAAATCTCGTGCAGTAGGGTTAGGTGTATTAGGACTATCTACTTACTATCAACAAGAAGGTTGGGAATTCGGTAGTTTTCAATCAATACTGTTTAATCAAATGCTATTTAAAGATCTGAATGAAAAAACTCTTGAAGTATCTAAATGGTTGGCTAAAAAAGTTGGTGAACCAGAATGGTTAAAAGGCTACGGAGAACGCTTTTCTCATCGTCTAGCTTTACCCCCTACTATGTCAACTAGCATTATCCAGGGCGGTGTATCGCAAGGAATTGAACCAACATTTGCCAATGTTTACGAGCAAGATACAGCTGGTGGTACAATTTATCGTATTAATCCTCCTTTCTTAAAGTTAATGAAAGAAAGAGGAATGTATACACCAGAAGTAATGCAACGTATTGCTGAAGATCAAGGATCTGTTCAAGCAGAAACATGGTTATCTGATGAAGAAAAAGCTGTATTTAAAACTGCTTTCGAGATTAATCAAGAAGTTATTCTTAAAATGGCATCTGATCGACAAAAATATGTAGATCAAGGTCAATCTCTTAACTTGTACTTTACAGCAGACGAGCCAGAAGAAGAAATATCTCGTTTGCATCACTTAGCATTTAAAGATCCTTATATTAAAGGACTTTATTATGTACGTACTTTGAATGGTGCAATGAAAGTAAAACCTCAAAAAACGGAATGTTCTGCCTGTGATGGGTAAATTTTAAGAAAGGAAAATTTAATGACTGAACAACTTAATGATAGCGGAGAATCTACTTCTTCTACTATCAATGAAACTTTAGAACAACGAGGTACTAGATATGGTGATTTTAGAAGCCATTCAGAGCTATCTCAAGCATTACAGCAAGTTATTCTTAGACACGCAGTATCCAAGCAAGATCCAAATAAAAAAATGGAACCTTATATGGTAGAAGCATTAATGATGATTTGTCATAAATTAGCTCGTATTGCTAATGGTGACCCTCATTATGATGATTCATGGCGAGATATTGCTGGGTATAGTCAATTAGTTGTGGATATTCTCCACGGAAAAAACACATAAAAGGAAATTAATGAATCTCGAAAAATTACTACAACAATCACCTCAAACTGAATGGGAAAAAGTTGTACCAATTATTAGTAATCGTCACCACACAGATGCATATCTAACTGATGGTATTGAAGAACCAGCATCATATAATGAATTATGTCACATTCTTAAAACTGCTGTAAGAGGCGATACAATTACTCTACACATCAATACTCCTGGCGGTATGGTAGACTCAGCATTCATGATTAATGATGCTATTAAAGCCTCTAAAGCAACTGTTACTGCTCATTTAACTGGTACTGTAGCATCTGCAGGAACTCTTATTGCACTATCTTGCGATAAACTAGTTGTATCTGATCACCTATCATTCATGATTCACAATTATTCTGCTGGTATGATGGGTAAAGGTCATGAAATGAAAGCTCGTCAAGAATTTATGGATAGTTCTTTGAATGAAGCATTTAAAGCTTTCTATAATGGTTTCTTATCCGAAGAAGAAATGGATTCTGTTATTGATGGTAAAGATCTATGGATGGGAACTAGCGAGGTTATTGAACGCTGGAACAACAAACTAAATAAAAATAAAGCAGCAAAAGTTGCTCGTGTCGGAACTGAAGAGAGCGAATAATGAAAGATTATTTGGTTCTTGATACTAATATTATTCTATTAGATGCTAATAACTTACTAACTTTAGGTAAAGACTATACAATAGTTTTACCTGAAACAGTTGTAGATGAAATAGATTCTAAAAAGACTTCTAGTGATCCTGAACTACGATTTCAAGTTCGTGAGTTTGGTAGAATCATGGCTAGAAGAGTTATGGATACTGTTAAAACTACAGAAGATGGTATGTTATCAATTGTACCATTTAGAGTAGATGGAGTAGATGTAGAAGTTGCTTCATTAGCAAAATATGAAGATATTAAAGATGTAGAACCTAGTATTAGAAATGACAGAAAAATTATTGCTATTGCTGATGCTTATAATAAATATTTTGGTGATACTACTTTTATGTCTAATGATGCTATGTGTCAGTTAAGAGCTGCATCTTTTGGTTTTCCTACTACTGATCATAAATTAGTGAATAAGTATGAGCATGAATTTGCGAAAGAATTAGTAGTAGACCCAGATACTTTTGCTAAATTGCATAATATCCCTATTAATGAAGTAGATCCAGAATATATGATGCAAAACTATAATTATGTATTTAAAGATTCACTTACAGCACAAACTAAATTAGGTAATATTCGTAACGGGTATATTGATGTATTAGGTAAAGATACTGAAACAGAATTACGTCGTCAAGATGTAACTCCTATGAATTCAGGACAACTATTCCTTTCCAGAGCTATTCAAAATCCGCATATAGATATCGTAGTTTGTGAAGCATTAGCAGGTTCTGGAAAGACTGTATCAGCATTCTCTAACGCAATTCGTCTAGTCAAAAAAGGTGAATATGGCGGAATTTCCTATATTCGTGCTTCAGTAGATGATGCGGATAAAGCTGAACAACTAGGTTTTAGGTCTGGTAATGATGAAAAAGTGGCTCCATTCTTCCATCCTGTTGATGATTCTCTAGATTTTATTGTTAGATCTAGGTTTAAGGATTCTAAACTCAAAGGTAAAGATTACGAAGAGTTTATCGAAGAACAAGTAGATACTATGAAAGAGAAGTATAATATCTCTGCAACAACTACTTTAGGTATGCGTGGTCGTACATTTACTAATACTATTGCTATTATAGATGAGGCACAAAATATGTCTAAAGCATCATTACAAAAAGTCCTAACTAGGTTCGGTAAAAACTGCAAGATTATTATTGTTGGTTCTAATAAACAAATTGATAATCCGTATATTACAAAA